GAGAAGAATTTAAGCAATATCTTCCCGGAGAAGATATCACTTTTGTTCAAGGCAAGGTTTTAAACTGGAGTAACTTTACTATAGGTATGGTTCAATCTATTTCGAGAAATATGAGATTCTATCAAAAGGAATTATCTCAAATAGATATGGTACTCATAGATGAGGCTGACCAAGGAGGTAGTAAGCAATATCAGAATGTAATTACTCGGTTATTTAATACCAGAATTCGTATAGGGTTATCTGGTACCATTTATATGAGTAAGCTTGCTAAGGATAGAGTTAAGAATATGAACCTTGAATGTTTCTTTGGTAAAGTACTTGCCGAGTTTAAACTTAAGGATTCTATCAAAAAGGGTTACTCAACAAAAACCGTTGTAAAGATGGTACCTGGTAAACCCTGGTATGGTAATTGGGAATCTGATTGTATATCCTATAAGGAGATATATGATGATTCTATTACCGAAAATAATACCGCGTGGACCATGGCTTATAATCGATTACGATGGAATATTAATCAAGGTAGATATCCTGCTCTTGTAGTATGCAAGCATATTGCACATTGTGAAAATCTATATAAGTTCTTTAAAAAGAAACTGGGCGATGCCTATAATATTGCCTACGTGCATGTTAATACTCCCTCTAAGTTAAGACAACAAATAATGAGGGATTTTAGGGAAGGCAAAATAGATATCCTGGTATCAACTACAATCATTGCTCGAGGTAAAAACTTTCCTAAGCTTAGGTATTTACTTAATGCAGCAAGCATGGATAGTCAGGAAAAATCTATTCAGTTTCTTGGTCGTTTGGTAAGAACCGATAAATCGAAAAAGAAAGTATACCTGGATGACCTTCATTATCCTGGCCCTTATTTAGATAGGCATGGTAAGCATAGGAAGCAATATTATCAGAGACAAGAATTGAAAGTAATATTGTTAGATAAGCTATGGAAGAAACATCCTAATCATAGCCTTATTAAGAGTTAACTAGAAGTACTATGAGTATTTACTTTTTCTCCGTAGGAGGAAAAGAAGATTACAATTAATAAGCATATAGGCATTATGAATAATGATAAACTAATATGTATCAGAGACGAAGATGATACTAAACTAACTACTCTCTTATCAGATGGTTGGAGGATAATCCAAATCTCTGCATCAGGTATTTATTGCTGGGTACTCTTAAGGAAAACCCAATAACACTAAAAAGAAAATTAAAGGCTTTCAGTGATGGAGAAATATATTTTAATTACAGCGGTGGTTATTATGATAATAATACTCGCTTTAGACTTCATGTTTTCTAAGGATGGTTATCAATGTCATTCATGTAAGAAACGTTTTCATAAAGAGGATTTGAAAATCAAGGGAGGGCATTTCAAAGAATGGGTCTGTCCTAATTGTAAACACCTTAATTATACTTATGATGAGGAAGATTAAAGAATGGTTTAAGTCTCTCATTGTTGGGGAGGTACATAATCCTAAACATGTATTCAACTGTAGAGATTTGATATGGATATCAAGCTTGGAAACTTCTCAAAATACTCCAGAATGCTTTATTCATTATTTCTATCTGTACTGGAGTAATGGTATGGTAGTCAAAGTATGTCAAGAGAGTCATGATAGAAATTCATACCAAGAATTATATAAACTCAGGGAACTATTTATTAATAACATTGGTTATTCATATGTAACCTTAGATGATATTACTAACATATACATTTATAAAGAAAAATGAGATGGCTAAGAAAAAGAAACAACTTCCTGATTTATCAAAACATGATGTACTTACACCAATAGATGTTAGTCAATTGGGTACTAACGGAGATCCATGCTTTGGTATTGGATATGATTTATCAACCAAAGAATGTAAACTATGCGGAGACTCAGAATTATGTGCATTCAAGATGTCACAGAACTTGAACATTACAAGAAAAGAACTTGAACAGAAGAATCAATACAAGGATTTAGATGTACTTGAAGATACCGTTGGTATCAAGAAATACATCCGAGGCTTGATTCGGAAAGGGAAAGACAGAAAAGAGGTTATTACCAAAACCGTTGAGAAATTCGAAGTACCAAGAAAACGTATTAGAGAACTTTATAAAGAGTGTACTAAATAATGAAACCAATAGAGATGATATGGGCTATGTTCAAGGTATACCTTAACAACCCAAACTATTTTGTAAAGCAAGAAGATGTACTTGCTAATTTATGTATGGAGGGTTCTACCGATGTAATCAGGATGTGTAATTCATTGGGAGTATATGTTTCTAGACCCGAGAAATTAACCTTTGGACAACTTTTACGTAAATGTAATATATTATGAACAGATTTAGATTTATCAAAGTAAGGGAGGTAGTATCTCCCAACAGAGCAAACCCAAATGATGCTGGGTTAGATTTCTATGTACCAACTAATTTATACCCTGAGGATATTCATTCTAAAAATGAATTCGACTCCGAAGGTTATGGTTTAGATGTTCCTTTTGGTGAAGCCTTTGTAAGGCATATAGCTTTAAAACCAGGTCATCGTATACTTATCCCATCGGGTATCAAAGGTTTGCTAGAACCTCCTGCATCTATGTTAATGGCAGCAAACAAATCTGGTATAGCTACTAAGAAAGGGTTAATCTTTACTGCCGAGATAGTGGATTCCCCTTATGTTGGAGAGATACATATTGGGATATATAACACTTCTCAAGAAATTCAGATTATCAAGGCTGGTCAAAAGCTGGTACAATTTATTCATGTACCCATTTATATTACCGAGCCAGAGGAGATTCAGCAAGAGGAGTTTTATACTGAATCACAAATGTGGGGAAGCAGAGGAGATAAAGGATTTGGTTCATCTCAAAACATAAAATAGTGGAAGATAATATATTAGGATTCCCAGGATATCATATTACTCGGGAGGGTAAGCTTTATAATAAGGGACATCCCGTAAAGACTTTCTTCCATAAAGGATACGAACGTACTAAACTTAGAAATAATAAGGTATCTAAGAATGTAAAAATACATAGATTAGTAGCAGAAGCCTATATACCTAATCCGAATAATTTACCAGTAGTAATGCACTTAGATGACAACCCTTTGAATAATCGTTTAGAGAACCTTAAATGGGGTACTCAAAAAGATAATGTATATGATGCCATTAATAAGGGTAGGTTGAAATTAAAAGGTATAAATAATCCTATGTATGGAGTAAGTAGAAGAGGTCTATTTGCTCCTCATACTTCATTAACAGTACGTAGTATTCGAAGATTAGAGAGATTGAAATTAAAAGGTAATACTAACAAGTACATAGCTAAAAGGTTGAAGGTTAGTAATGCTACTGTTGGTAATTATCTTAATGGTAAACATTATAAAAGTTAACATTTTGGACATAAGAAATATAAGTGAACCAGTACCTAAAGTAGAAACTAATGGGGTACTATTAAAGATGTATGAATTGGGGTTAGAACAATTGCAGGGATATAGGCAAATAGAGCAGTTACCTGATTATCCATTTGATATCAATAATGCAAAGAACCAGGTAATACTCAAAGACTTTATAGGAAGAGTAATAGAAGAACTCACCGAGGGGTTTGAATCTACCGAAGAAGTATTTGAATTATGTCAGAAGAATGGTTGGAATATCAAGATGTTCAATGAAAACGAATGTCAATCCCTATTGAATTCTCTTGCTAATGCAAATGAAGAACAAGCAGATGCTTTAGGCTTTTTCTTTACTCTTCTAGTATATTCAAATATACTTCCTGAAGATATTCTTAGCTATAATAAGGCAAAGAACTTATTTGATGTGATGGCTATGGGTGTTAAAGAGTTAGTGGTAAAATATTCCGACTACCAGAATTTATTGAAATTCGATATTATTTGTGAAGAGGATTTTTTTGATGAAGATGGTAAATGGGAACAAATCATCTCTTACATCCCTGGTTTTCATAAGATGAATGAATTATCACATGAGGCAGAGAAGTTATACTTATGGGAAGTGATATATGAATTGAACAAGGCAAGGAATTTCCTTAAGTCTAGACCTTGGAAACAAACCCAAGTAATGACTAAAGAGATAGACTTCCAGGAATCACTGGTAAAAGCTTTCTACCTATATATGGGATTCCTTGCATTGAATGGGTTCACAGACCAAGGGTTATTCAGTTTATTCTTTAAAAAACAGCGTCTCAATTTATGGAGGCAAACTACAAATTATTAGTAACCAATTAAAAATCAGCCAATTATATGTCGGGTTGGAATAAGAAATTAGAGGGGCTTCAACTTAATACGGAGGAGTCCCTCCATTCGTTAGAATTTGCTACTTCACAGGAAGCATGGGAAAAACTCAATGAGGGATTCCTAAGATTAGACCCAATCCTATTTGGGAAAGGAGCTATGGCTAATAGTGGGGTAGCAGTAGTGTATAATGTATTTATAAAAATACGAAAAGCATGGGTAGACCCCGAATTTGATTATGGGAGATGTTTCAATTACAAAGAAACTAAGTGGACTAGCTTATTGAATAACTACATAGATTTTAATAAGCTTGACTTGTTGCGTAGTAAACTGAGAGTACTGAGAAATAAGTATAATCAAAATTACAATATAACCTATATGTTTAACAATCATCATGATAACGGTAAACAATGTCTAATAGCTGCGACTTTTTCAAAACGATTCGGGGAGGACATCCCAGTTATTACAATGGTAGTTCGGGCTTCGGAGATTACCAAGAGGTTAATATTCGATTTCCTATTAATTCAACGAATGTCAGAGTACGTATATGGTCCGGATCAGTCAGTACAAATCAACCTATTCGCGACTCAAATGTACGGAAATGTGGAGACACTTCTAATGTATCATACCCATAAGCCATTGAAGAAGGTACTTAAGGGGGCAGAAGAGAATGCTTGGAATAAGAGAATAAAAGAGATATGGAAGAAATTCCAAAAGGGTACAGAGAAGGAATTCTCTTCATTCAAGGTATTCTTTAGAAGTTTTAAAGTGCTCAGACCAGATTTATATGAAGAAACATATAAATCAATGAAAGCAAAAGAATTACTTCTTGAATACGAAGATATTGAATATCCCGAGAATGTAATTTCTTACTCTCAACGTAAAGCCTATAAGAAGAAACTTTTAAAACAAAAGAACAATGGAAGCTAAGGAATTTTTAAATCAGAAGCGGATAGGATTAGTAAACAAATTTTATTACCAAGTTTTAGAGATTAAAAAGAACGGTGCAGAACCAGATATACCCTTGTTAATGAAAGAGGTTAGAGGATTTTGATGATTTTGTATTTCGCTACTGGCATATGACCTGGGTTAATTCTACAATGTCATACAGTTAAATATTTATATAATATGAGGATATATTCTAACAGTTTTGAGTTAATGTCCGAAATGGGTAGAGAACTCAACAGTTATGGTCAACTTGTAAAACCAAAGACCTATCAAAATAAAGTCATTGAAGGTAATGAGAATTTTATTACTAAAGAACTCATTTGCCAACAATATTGCTTAACTTCATTGGGAGACCCGGTATGGTTATTCGTATTCTCTCATTCAAGAGAATGGGCAGATGCAGAGTTCCAAGAAAGAATATCCCCTAATGATATAAATCCAGGAGAAGCTTGGAAATTAAGAAAAGATTTATGGGAACAATTCCTTGATGAAAAGGGTATGTTCGATTACACATACAATGAGAGAATGGGTGAAGTATTAATAAAAGATTTAGTTCGTCTTTTAAAGAGAGACCCAGATACAAGAAAAGCAATTATACCAATATTTGATCATGATGATACCTTATACTATGGTGGTAGACAACGTATTCCTTGCTCTATGTATTATGATTTTCTTATTCGTCAGAATGGTAAGGGGGAGAAGGTATTACATATTTGCTATCACCAAAGAAGTTCGGACTTTGCCCAACATTTCGGTAATGATATTTATTTAGCTTGGAGATTAATGGAATACGTAGCTCAAGAAGTAGGTGTAAAGCCTGGTTATCTATATCATACCATAGATTCATTGCATATATACAAAAAAGATTGGCATTTCTTATCTTGTAATTTAGAGGATTTGAAAGATGAATACTAAATATTCAAATATAAAAGGGTACCCTGGATATTATATATCTAAAAGGGGTACCCTTTTTACTTCTCTTAAAAGGGTAGGAGTTAAAGGGAAAGGCCATGGTAGGAAAGGTACTACTACTGTGATTTCTAATACTTGGAGAAAGAGGTTGGTATCATTAACTTCTAATGGGTATTTACAATGTACTTTGTTTAGAAAGAGGTTTTATATACATAGGTTAGTATATGAAGCTTGGATTGGTAATATACCAAATGGGTATGATATTGACCATATAAATGGTATAAAAACTGATAATCGAGTATCTAATCTAAGAGCAGTTCCAAGGTCAGAAAATTTGAAACATAACTATGAGTTAGGTTTTAGGGGTTCTAATTATATACATACTTTTTCTGATAAAGAAAGGAATTTAATAATGATAGACCATAAAGAAAAGGGTCTTAGTATAAAGAAAATATCTCTTAAGTATGGATATTCTAGGTACTTTATTCATCAGGTATTGAAAGGAATTAGATAATGGAAACAAGATATCACATAATAAGAAACAAAAGAGAGTTAAAGAAACTCATTGCCTGTTGTAAAGCTACCGGATATGCCAGTGTGGATTATGAAACTAATGGTTCACCAATATACAACAAAAGTTTTAAGCCAACTATACTCTCAGTATCCTGGATGCCAGGATTTGGTGCTTCCATTCCTTTAGACCATTTCGAAACAAAAGATTATACATCTCCAGGGTGGAATTGGAAAAAGATGCTAAGGAAATTTGGGGAAGAGGTAATTGAGAATTATGAGATAACCAAGGTTGCATGGAACTGGAAGTTTGATGACCAGATAAACCAAAAGTATCAAATATTCTATAGGGGTACTTGTTTAGATGGTATGCTTGCAAAATATGTTCTTAATGAGGAAAAACCCCATGACCTAAAATCAATGGTAAGAAGGTATTTGCCCGAGCATGGTAATTATGAGAAACAAGATGCTTTTGATAAAATACCTTGGGATAAAAAAGAATTAGACCCACTTTGCCATTATGGGTGTCAAGATACAGATTATACTCTTAGGTTAATGATATTCTTTGAAAAGAAGCTGATGGATTTAGGTATGTATTCGGTATTCCGTAATTTATTCATGTGTAATTCACGAGTACTAACATCGGTAGAAAAGGAGGGTTTATATCTAGATACTGAGTTCAATAAAAAGCTTTTGGAAGAATATAAACCAAAAATAGATGCTGCTAGAGACGCAATATGCGCTTTGCCAAGAGTAAAGAAATTCGAAAAGAAGTATAACCAAGAAAAGATTGATAAATATATTCAGTCTATTGAAGATGAACTTGAAGAGTTAGATTATAATGACCCAAAGGATAAACGGAAGATTGCATCAAGGGAACAGAAAATCTCAAATATCAAAGCGGGTATATTCACAACTAAAAGGGAACAAGAATTAATAAGGCCTATTAATTTGGGTAGCCCAGTTGATTTACCTGCATTGATGTATTCAGAAGATGGCTTTCATTTTGATGTGATTAAGGATAATGAATCTGGTAAACCAAGTACTGATGAAGAAACTCTTACTAACCTTAGGTTAACGATTAAAAAGCCAGATTCACCAAAGGCAATATTCCTTGATAAGCTTCTTGAATTACGAGGGTTAGAGAAAATGTATAAGACCTATATTTATGGATGGTGGGAAAAGGTACAAGATGATTCTAGATTACACGGTAGGTATAATATACATGGTACAGACTCTAATCGGTTTAGTTCTGCAGACCCAAATATGCAGCAGATACCAAAGACATCGGTAGACCCCAATATCAAGAAACAATTAGTTGCTCCTCCGGGATATTTATATATGGCATTTGACTACTCACAGGCAGAGTTAAGAATGATGGCTCATCTATCGGGTGATGAAACTTATCTGGAAGCTTTTGCTAAGGGAGTAGACCCTCACCTTGGTATAGCAGCAGCAAAATATGGGGTTCCAATTGAGGAAGCAAGTAAAATATACGAAGACGAAAGTCATCCTGACCATAAGCTTTGGAAGGTAAGGAGAAAGCAAGCAAAGCAAATTGCATTTGGACTTATTTATGGGATTGGAGATGCTTTGCTAGCAGTAAAATTATCAGACCCAAAAGCTGGTATTATAGTTACCAAGGAGGAAGCTCGTAAAGAGATGGATGAGTTCTTTAAGAAACACCCAAAGATACTTAAGTTCAAAGAGAAGCAAGAGAAATTCCTTCGTAAGCATGGGTATTATACCCAGTTATTTGGTACTAAGAGAAGATTACCCCAGATATACTCAAACGACAAACAAGAAGTTGCTTATGCTATTCGTTTGGGACTTAATTTCCCATGTCAAGGTGCTGCAGCAAATATGACCAACTTCGGAGCTATTCTTGTTTATTGGTTAATGCGACAAGGTAAATTACCAATGATGAAAGAAGCTTGTACGGTACATGATGCAGTATATATGTATTCTAAACCAGAAGATATAAATACATGGACTGTATATACCATTTGGAATATTCTACGTAATCCAAGTACTAAGAAGTATTTCGGTTTCCAAGTTGATGATGTAACTCTATCAATGGATTTTACAATAGGCCGGTCTATGGCAGAAGAATTACCATTTATGCCCGGATATGATTATACTAGAATGTTAAAACCAGACTTTTCGGTAGAAGAGTACATGGAGGAATACCATAAGTTTAAGACTCGTAAAATTGGTAATTTTAGTGCAGCTTCACCAGAAGTATTTATGGAACTATATAAAAAGGAAATCCATAAATATCAACGAGAATATGAAAAATCGAGAAAAGGGTAATATACCCGGGTTTAGTAATTATTACATATCCCGTACTGGAAAATTATACTCGAAATTTACTGGTAGTTGGAAATTAGTAAAACCTGCTATGAAAGATAATGGTTATTTATCTAACTCTTTAGTAGGAGATGGTGGTAAACGGAAGAACTTTTATAGACACAGGTTAGTTGCTTCTATTTACATCCCTAACCCAAACAATTATCCTCAAGTATGTCATAAAAATAACAATCCAGAGGATAATCGGGTAGGTAATTTATATTGGGGTACAGCTAAGATGAATATGGGTCAGTGTATAGAAGATAAAAGATTCTATTTTGTTGGTAAAGAACGAGAACGTAAGGTAAATGTAGAATTATTAATTTCTAGGTATATAGAGGGTATACCAAGAAAAGATATACTAGAAGAATTCGGTATATCAACTGGAGTATTATATAAAATATTACGGTATAATAACATAAAACTAAGGAAATGAAGAAGATTTTAAACGGGCCCACGGTATGGAGGGCTAAATGCCCAGTATGTGATTGCGAATTTGAATATGATACCAGTGAAACTTTTGGGGTTTATAATAAATCTGGGGATTATTTTAGGATAGTACAATGTCCTAATTGTAAAACTAATATAAAGCATTCAGATTCAGTATCTACCATTACAGGAGTGAAAAGAGAAGATACTATGTCTACATAAATAATATAAATTTATGGAATTATGGCAACACAGAAAGAGATTGATAATGCAAGTAAGTTAACTGCCCTTACTTATATGGTTGCAGGTTGCTTAGGTTATTCTATCGAAAATTTACTTAAGTATTTAGATGTGGTTAATCTAAGGTTGAGTGGACAAGAAAAAATGTTATTTAACCGATTAAAGACTCAGTTATCTCAAGTACAAACTAATCTTACTACTTTAGAGGGATTGGCTTTTAAAGTAATGGCTACGGATGAGGATGGTAAACTTGCTTATGAAGATGCCACCCATATTTATTGGGCTGCATTTTTAGCATTACTCGATAGAGGTGGTACTGATAACTTATGCGACTTAAGATTAATGGCTTTGGTAGATAAGATAAGCATCTATAAATCTCTTCTTAATTTGCCCGGTATGAAACTCTCTTATCAAATGGCTTTTGCTCAAGTAACTAAAGCAATAAGCAAAGGGGAATTTAGTAAAGAAGACTTTAAAAACCTATTAGAAGTTTATGAAGACGGAACTGAAAAAACTAAGGGTTAAGTTTGAAGGTAAACTTATTGAGATTGATATTCAAAAAGAATTATCTATCAATGAGAATATCATCAATTCTCAGCTACGAGAATCTCCTTCTAGTTATTATGTACTTGCTTCTTTGAGAGATAAGTATATAAAAGAAAGAGATGCTCTAGCAAGGGAAAAAGAAGAAGCTTATTCGAATGCCTGGTTATATTATAAGGATGCTAATGAGAGATGGAATAATGAATACGTATCTCATAAGGCAAACCTTAACAAGAAATACTCTTCTATCAATGAAAGGTATTTGAAAGCTGTAGAAAAAGCAAATAAGTTCATAACTATATGTAAGTGCTATGAGTCACGCGAAAATATATTAAGAACTATTAATGCGAACCTAAGAAAAGGTTAACCCATTGAACTATAAACAATTACTAACTTTTAAAAACAGTATTAGAATATGAATTATTCAATGACATTTATCTCACCTCTTGTAGCTGAGAAATTTAATCAAGAATTACCCGGATGCCCAACAGAAAACCGGGTACTTATTTTATCTCCAAAGGAGGTAAATCAAACTAAATCCGGTTTGATTATCCCTGAACAAGTAAAAGAGGGAGTTCCTCGTAAAGGGGTTGTAGTAAAGAGTGGGGAAATTACCGAAGAATACAAAACCTACCGAGAATTGGTTGCTGTAGGTAGAATAGTTACCTATGGTTTGTATGCAGGTAAAGAACTTGAATTCGAAACGGACAAACTATCTCCTGCTCTCAAACAACTTTTAGAGAAAAACGTTCTTACCGTATTGAGTATGAACGAAGTAGTTTACTCAGAACCGAATAATTAAAACTAATCATTATGATAAAAGACAAGAAGAAAAAGAAAGTTTCATCAGAGGGACTTTCTACAAAAGAAAAGATGCTAGCTAGAAAGAAACAGCTAGAATCTAAGGGAAACGGAAGTGGATTGGTATATCCAAAAGAAGGAACCCTGAGAATGAGAATTAAATCTCCGGGTGATGACCAAGAATTGGGTATCGAAATTATTCAATTCTACCTGGGTGGCAATTTGGGAGGAGTTATATCTCCGGCTACTTTTGATGAACCTTGCCCATTCATGGAGAAATACCAAGAATTGAAAAACTCCAAGGATGAAGATGACAAGGAACTTGCCAAGAACCTGGTACCAAGAAGAAGATATGTTATCGGTGGTATCATTTACTCAGATGAAAAGGGTAGTAAGGTAGATTACGAAGGCAAAGATAAGGGAGTTTTAGTTCCTCGCTCAGTATACCAGGATATCATTGACCTTTACCTTGATGAAGATGAGGCAGGTGATATGACAGATCCAAAAACTGGATACGATATCAAGGTAATTCGTTCCGGGTCTGGTAAACTAGATACCACTTATTCTGCTCGTGCTTGCAAACCAACTAAGTTGGACAAGAAATATCAAGGTACAATTGACCTTGAGGGAATAGTTCGTTCTCAAATCAAATCCTATGATGAGTTGGAAGATTTGCTTTCACAGTATCTAAATGAAGATCATGGGGATGACGATGATGATGATAAATCCAAGAAGAAAAAGAAAAAGGGAGTTCACAAGGACCATTACATGGAAGATGATGAACCCAAGAAAAAGAAAAGAAAATACAAATCGGATATTTAAGGGTTAGTAATATGGTTTCATTCGAAGGTGGTAATTAGATTCGTTCTGTTATCACCTTCTTTAGTTTAAAGACATTACATTATGGCAAAGAAATCTAAGGTTGGTTTAAAAGTACCAACAGCAAATGAGATGGCAAAGAAATATGGGAGTATGATTAAATTAGCTTCAGAAGTAACTGATACCGATTTATATATACCATCTACTTTCTTTGCTTTGAACTACTTATTCGGTAAGGGTATTCCTTATGGTAAAATCGTTGAGATTGCTGGAGAGGAATCCTCTGGTAAATCTTTAGTGGCTTATAACTTTGCTTATGCTACTCAACAACTTGGAGGTCATGTGATATGGGTAGATGCTGAACAATCCTGGATGAATTCATGGGCTGAAATCAATGGAGTAGACCCTGCAAGAGTAACTATTGTTAATGATACCCGTATTGAATATATTGCAGACGTAGTAGCAGACTTAGCAATTTATTTACGTTCTCAATTAACTCACAATGAACCGATACTCTTAGTAATCGATTCCATTGCAGCTACTGACTGTACTGATAATATAGATGCTAAGATGGTTGATGGTAAGGCAGAGATGGGAGGTAGAGCAAAGGCTCTTTATAAATACTTTCGTATCAGAAGTGAATTATTCTACAAACTGGGAGTATCTCAGATATATATTAACCAATTAAGAACTGCTTTGAATGTCGGATTTGGAAAAGATAATACAACAACTACAGGAGGTGCAGCACTTAAGTTCTACGCTTCAATCAGAGCTGCTTTCTATTCAGGAAGGTCTGTTACCATTAAACAAAATGGGAAAGAAAGGAAAGCTGGGAAACTTGTCACTATCAGACTTATTAAAAATAAAGTTGCTCCTCCTCGACCTACAATCAGCAAATGCCCTGTATATTTCAATCCTAAATTCCACGAAGTCGGGTTTGACAGATGCTATGCTTTAGAAGATGTATTGGTAGATACCGATGTAATCGAAAAAACTACTGGTGGGTATAAATTGAAAGGGAAAACTCTTGCAAGAGGAGAAGAGAAATTCCAAAAGCTTTTGGAAGAAGACGATGAACTTCGTAGAAAACTTTTACGGAAAGCTGGAGTAAATACCATAGGTACTACTAAAAAGCAACTGGAGAAAATAGAAACAAATCTATTCCCAGTCGATGGTGTAGAATATGAAAACTATTCAGATTCAGAAGAGGAGGAGGAAGACGATGAATAAGGAAGAGGTAGAAGGTATAGAGAAAGTAATTAAAGAGTACCTTAAGAAAAATTTGAGAATGGAATCTAGGGTTAGGTATCTAGAGGCTTATAGCTCACCAGAGAATTATTTAGATGTATATCTTGGAGAGGAAAAGATTCAAGAAGTTTCACTTTATGAATTAGATTTTGGACGATGAGCAAGAAAACACAATTTACAAGGTCCAAGAATAAGATAGGTAGTCTGTCTTGGACTTCTCCAATCTATACTCATGGAGAAGGTAAGTATCAGAATAAAATACTTCATGATAATATCCCAGGATATCCAGGATACCACATCTCTAAGAGAGGTAAAATATATTCAAGGTGGGATGTTAATGGTAAGGGTATATTAAGTAAACGATATCACTTAAAACAACCTCATCTAAATAAGAATGGGAGGTATATAGTAGGATTATCTCAACCAGGTATAGGTACTACAAAATGGTTATTACACAGATTAGTGGCTTTAGTTTATATACCTAATCCCGAAAATTTACCCTATGTTTGCCATAAAGATAATGTACCTACTAATAATTCAGTTAAGAACCTTTATTGGGGTACACAAAAAGACAATATGTCTCAAGCTTCTAGGGATGGGAGGATGGTAAACAAATTAAAAGGTAAATGTATCAAAGGTACAGAGATTCAAAGGTCATATATACCTAAGTTGATAGGTATGGGGTTTACTAGAAAAGAGGTATCAGAGATAACCGGGCTGGGACATCAACTAATATCAGATTATTATATTAAATATAAAAATAAATATGAAAAATAAAAAATTAATATTATTAGTTGACGGCGAAAATATTTTACACCAAAGTTTTCACAAATTTGAAAAACTTAAATCTACAGATGGTAAACCAAGTGGAGCAATATTTGGATTTTTCAAATCACTTCACATGTATCTTACAAGGTTTGAACCAAACGAAGTAGTTATAACCTTTGATAATGGTCATTCACCAGTAAGGGATAAGTTATTGCCTAACTATAAGGGACACAGAAAAAATATATCGGTTGATTATGAATCCTTGCAAATACAAAAGGCAATCATAATGAAGATATTAGGTATGCTAAGAATTTCTTATATATTTGATAAAAGGAATAAAACTCAATATGAGGGAGATGATTTCTTAGCATACCTAATTATTAATACTTATCGTTCAGATAATGTAATCTTGGTATCATCAGATAAGGATTTTAATCAACTTCTAAACAAGAACGTTAGGATATTAAATCCAAGAAAGGATGAAGTTATTCGAATGGGTAATTGTAAAGAGTTATTTGGTTATCATTCACATGAGACCGTTGAATACCTTGCAATGGTGGGTGATACTTCCGATGATATTCCAGGTTTTAAGGGTATAGGTCCAGTAACTGCAAGAAAGATATTAGATGAGTATAAATCAATCTACAAATATCTGGAAGCTAAACCTAATAAAGAGTACCAAGAAGCTTGGGAAAGGAATCGTAAGTTGATTGATTTATTCTGGTTTGTAGGTAATGTCCCTTTAGATAAGATACCTCTCAAGAGAAAGAAGACTTTCAACTATGATAAATTTAGGAAACTGTGCATAGAGTATTCTCTTGCTTCGTTCCTAACTAAAGAATTTATTAAACCATTTAAAGAGTTATCCGAATGAAAATAATGTTTGCAGGTGCAAGTGGAGTTGGGAAAACCACTTTAGCAAAAGAAGTTCCCGGGATGATTCAGTTTGATGTAACAGAATACCCTCCAGTATTGGATTTTATATCTGGTAGTGTATCAGACTTAATACCTAAAACAAAGGATATGTCTCATAAAGAGATGTTAGAAAGGGATTCAAAGGATTTGTTACTCGAAGATTTTCAGGTAATGAACCTAAGAAACAAAATGTTCAGAGATAGGGATAGATTTGTTACAGATAGAAGCTATCTTGATTTAGCTGCCTATTTCTATTACAAGCAAGCCAAGAATGTTCCTAAATGTGAAATGGAACACTTTTTCGAAACTTGCAAGATGTTACTCAATCAACAATGTACTCATCTTATCCTATTAGACTTTACTACTGCCATGGTAAAGGAATGGGTTATGGAAGATAATGGTAAACGAATAGATAACAATTACTTCCAGTTCTTAATATCTTCTATAATGGATAACGTATTGAACTTGTGGGGATTCTTACCTACTAAGGAAATATCTTCTATTTATAAGAACATTTTTAAGAATCAACTCTTGGAATACGGTGCAACAGAGGGAGTAATCAAATCCATATATGGTGAAACTAAAGTTCTCTGTATAAGAGAAGCTAATTTGGATATTCGTAAGAAACTTATTATTGATTTTCTTCATGAGTAAAGAAGTAGTATTTATAGCATTCTCGGATTTGCACATCAATTTATGGGCAAAATTCAATGAGAACAACAATAGGACCTTGAATAGTATCAAGGTCCTTGACGTTATTGCAGGTCAATGTGAAAAGTACAAATGTCCTGCTTTGTTCTGTGGAGATTTATTTCATAAGCCAGAATCAATTGACCAAGATTTAGCAATATTCATTGCTGAACAGTTTGATAGGTTAGAGAGTAACTATCCAAAATTCAAAATGATTTATATAGACGGGAATCACGATTTGAAATCTGTAAATCGTATTGATAGGATAACTAAGGGATGGCCTTTTGTATTTCATAAGAATTTTATGAGCTGTGTTAATCTAACTAGAATCAAATGGTGTTCTTATGGAGATTACCACATTTATGGAGTTCCATACATTGATAATAATGTGGGTCTAAGTGAATATCTTAAGAAACTCAAATTAGATAAGAATGTAAAGAACATACTTCTTCTTCATACTGACTATCCTGGAGCAAAGGATACCGACGGTAGGGAAGTTGATTCTGTAGAAAATCTCAATGTAAATATCTTGAATCGATTTGACTTGATATTATGTGGTCATATACATAAACCTCAAAGACTATCAAAGAAGGTTTATATGATAGGAGCACCTAATCATCAAAGGAGAACAGATAGAGATTGTAAATTGGGTTATTGGAAGATTTATTCAGACTTATCAATGCAATTTGTACACCTTAAGCAATTTCCTAAATTCGTAGATGTAGAATCTGAGGAGGATATTAAGGATGATGGCAATTATTATACGGTAATCCCTCAAAAAGCTAGTACTCCAGTTAATAACAAACATAAGATTACTAAGCAACTTTCTAAGAAGTCTCTAGCAAAGAGATACCTAAGAGAGAAAGGTATTAAAGATGAGGTTAAAACTAATCTATTAATTGAAACACTTAAAAAGGCTGAGTCATGTTAACGTTCTTAAACTTAGAGGCAGAAGGATTTTGTTCAATAGAATCCTTACATCTACAATTAAACCCCACTTGTACCATACTTATCAAGGCACCGAATGGTAAAGGTAAAGCACAACCTTTAGAAGAACCCGTTTTAACCGCTAATGGTTGGAAAAAGATGGGGGAATTAACTCTTAATGATAAAGTAATTAACCCAGTTACAGGTAAACCTATCAAGCTATTGGGTATTTATGATAGAGGTCTATTAGATACTTACAAAATAACCTTTTCTGATGGCTCATGTACTGAATGTGCTGGAGACCATTTATGGTCAGTATTCAAATCGGGTAAAGCTAAAGATAGACTAAGAACCTTAGATACCGAGACTTTACTAAAGGATTATAAGGTTGAGAATAAAACTGCTTCTGGTACTTTCAAGTATAGGTACTCAACCCCATTAACCGTACCAATTGAGGGTAATTATACTAAATTACCAATACACCCCTACGTATTAGGGTTTATATTAGGCGATGGTTGTATTTCCGGTAATAGGCCTACAGTTAGAGTATCTACCAATAGAGAGGATTGGCCAGAGATAGTTGATAGATTAAGGTCATATTTGCCAGACCCAAACCTGGTTCATGAAGGTACAGAGGTAAGAGGGGCTAAACATTTTAGGATTCATGGTTTAGGTAAAGAACTCAAGGATTTAGGATTAATTGGTTGTAAGTCTAAAGATAAGTTTATACCAGAGTTATATTTGAAATCATCAATCGAGAATCGTAGATTATTATTAGCTGGTTTATTAGATACTGATGGATGTGTTGGTTCCAAAAAGAAAATCTCAAAGGTTTCTACGTATTCATCTAAGAGTGAGCACTTAAGAGATGGTATTAGCTATTTGGTAAGATCCCTTGGAGGCCTATCTACTAAAAATGAAAGTACCCGGTTTAAGTATGGTAGGTATACTACTTCATATGTGTGTTCAATACGACTAACCTTTAACCCTTTTCTAAGGAAATATAAAACTAAATCCTATTGTGAGTTTACCAGGAGAAATAGAATGGTAAATACCATAAGAAATATTGAATATATAGGGAAAAAGGTATGTAGGTGCATTAAAGTAGATTCTTCAGAAGGCCTATATATTACCAGAGATTTTATAGTTACCCATAATTCAACTATTCTCTCTGCCTTGGTATGGGCAATATATGGGAAAAACCTAAAGGGTGTTTCTGAGGTAAATACTTGGAAGCAAGTAAGGCCTAAAGATTACAAGGGTACTAAGGTACAAGTATATTTTCAGAAAGATTCTCATACATATAAGATAGTTAGATGTCAAAAGTATGATGAAGTACTTGAGGATGGTGCTAAAGGTAAAGACAGACTTATCTTCATGAAAGATGGGGATATAGTTGATATCAAAGGGAAGGGGAAGATACAAGATTTTATAAACCGAGAGATAGGTTTATCATATACTCTGTTTATGAACTCAATCATGTTTGGTCAGGGTATAAAAAGACTCATACAAGAATCTAATTCTGATAAGAAAAAGATATTCGAAGAAGTATTTGACTTAGAGTTCTTAAACCTTGCTAAAGGCATTGCATTACAAGATAAAAATAACTTGATATCTCAAATAAATGAGGTAGAGCATGAGTCTCAAATGCTTAAGAAAGAATTAGAGGCTAACAAGGAAGCTTACTTCGATATGAGAGATAGAGAAAAATCCTTCAAGCAAAAAATCAAAGAAGAAAGAAGAGAGTTAAAGCAAGATAGAGAAAAGCTAACTAAACTACTAATTGAAAAACAAAAACAAATCAAGGATGAAGTAAATGCTTCGCTTCAGATAAAGATTAAAAAACAAAATGAACTAATCCTTGATTTGAGGAGTAAGATAAAAGATGCAAAGAATTTATCGAATGTACCTCTTAAGAAGGTAATTAAAGAATTAGTAATACAGTTAGAAGCCGGTAACTACAAACGTGCGTTACGTGATGCCAAATCAATATATAAAGCGTTCTCTGACCTTGATAAATATGATAAGGAGTATCAGGAGGCATCAGAAAGGTTGGAAGAACTTAGTAGTGTAAATGATAGATATAGGAAATTAAAATCAGACTGTGATGATATTGCTTCTGATATTGCTTCTATTGACGAAGACCTGGCTAAGCTCAAGCAAGAAAAGCTTAAGGTCATGTCTCCAAAGTATAAACAAAAACTTAAGGAGATTAGGAAGAATTTACGGAAGGTTGATGAAGACTTTCACAATAAAGAGTTAGAGTTAGAGAATTATAACTGGTTAATTAATGACCCATTGGGTAATAATGGGATTAAGGCTTACCTATTTGATTCATCACTTGAGTTCTTAAATAAATGCCTCGATAAGTATTCAGAGGTATTGGGATTTAGGATCGAATTTAATATTGATTTGGGTACTGCTAGAAAAGAATTTGTTACTCTTATTGAAAGGGATGGGATGATTATAGATTACGATGAACTATCAGGTGGCGAGAAACAATTGGTCTGTGTAGCAATGGCTTTTGCAATGAATGAGGCTTTAACTGCCTCTAAGGGTATTAACTTAGCATTCCTTGATGAGGTATTTGAATCACTAAGTTCAGATAACATAGAAATAGTTACTTCCTTAATACGTCACATATTCAAAGAGAAAACTCTATTCTTGATAACCCACTTAGATTCTCTTCCTCTAGGTAATACCAAAATTCTGCAAGTGGAAAAGACCCAAGGCCTGAGTAGATACCAATTACTATAATGTTATAATTAAGTTATAACAAGACAATTATGGCAAATAGTAAACGCAAAGGTAATAAATTTGAATTGAAAGTTTCCAAATGGTTTACCAAATGGACTTCTTATAAATTCGGGAGAACTCCATACTCTGGGGCAAATCATCAGAGTAGGGATTTAGCTTCTGATATCATGTGTCAGGATGAGAGACATGCCCATAGATGTAAAATATCGGTTGAGTGTAAAAACTATAAAGAGATTAAGTTTGAACATCTACTCTTAGGTAATAAGGGATGCGATATATTGAAATTCTGGGAACAAGCTTCTAAGGATGCAAAAAGAGCAAATAAAGTTCCTATACTCTGTATGAGATATAATTCAATGCCCTCAGAAGAATTTTTCTTTGTAGTTGGAAAGGATTTATCTTCCGTATTCTATAAACCCCTATTCGATAAAGCCAATATTATGGTAATTGATGTACCAAAGATAGATGAGATTCTTTATGTATTCATGGCTAGTGACATATTGAAGAATGTAAACTATAAGTTAGTACATAAACAAGCTAAGTTAATTATTAAAAACCGGTAACCTATGAAGAA